TATACGCTGGACGCAATGAGTAATTTATTGTTTGGGCGTGGGACAGGGAATTACATTGTGCTCAACTTGAACATGGTGATATTCGCATAAGACAATTAGGTTCGATAAATTATTCGCTGACGACCAATCCCCATTGAAGAATTTATACTTTACTATGTGATGTACATCTAATGCTATTTCGCCACAAATTTGGCATTTATACTTATATCTTTCTCTTGCTTTCTTTCTTTGTTTTTGCCAATTTTCTCCACGGTAGCTAGATGTTTTTGCTGCCATTCCATAATTTGCTCTTGATTTTCCAAGTATTGATTTTCCCCAACACTTGGGAGAACAAAAATCTCTTACTCTACTTTTGAATGTTCTTTTTATTTTGTCGCATTGTTTGCAGTGCCACGAAACTTTACCGTCCCGCTCAATACCCGAGGGCATATTCTTTGGTTGATGGGCTGCGAATTCTGAACGGCATTGATTGGAACAAAATCGTCCCTGTCGGCACGGAAAGCGCTCAAACTCTTTTCCACACCATTCACAGACGTGTTTAATCAAATATTTTCCTTGTGCCAAGGCGCGGCATCGCGGAGAACAAAATCTATATTCGTGTTTATCAAGTCTTTCAAAAAACTTACCGCATTGTTCACATGTGAATATTTTGTTATAATACTTACGATGATTTGCCATAATATTCTCTCTAGTTTCGATTCTCTAGGTTTTAGAATATGGGCGCGCCGCCTAGAGTGCGACGCTTGTCAACAGGTCATGAATCTGTTCAAGCCCTCTGTATTATACCACCGGAGGCTAAAATGATAAAAGTTGCCGTCAAGGGAATTGAGAAGATACAAGAATTTCTTCGCGCTCTCCCTCTGGGTACGAAGACTGTAGCCACGCGCGGGGTTGCAGAATATCTGATCGGCGATGTGTCACATGGCCTGAAGCACTATCCACCCTACACGCATGTTCCCTACTCGGCCATTGGTGGATTCAGATCAGATCGGCAGCGGCGCTACGTCATGGCGCGCATTCGCGAGGGTTCAATCGAGCCAGGTATCTCTGCCTCCAATGGTTACTTCCGGGACGCCTGGCGCATAAGTGGCGAAGCGCCGCGTTACAACCTCGTGAACGATGTGGGTTATGCTGGATTCCTGGTTGGTGATAGCCAACAGTCATTGCATTCGCAAAAGCAGGGTTGGCGGAAGATAAGTCAAACTATTGCAGACAATCTTGCGGGCGCGCTCCAAAATGCGATTGCAAAAGTCAACGAATGGCTGAGGGAACATGTATAGTATAATAGCAGAGAACGAAAAGATTTGACATGAAACACATGGCAAAAATTGACATAACCTCCGAGCTCATTCTTCAGGCTCTAGCATTTCCAGACGGAACAACAATTTATGATATATATCCGAACGGAAAAATTCCAAACGTATTTACATTTCTTGTCGAGCATCCAGACTTGCCAGAACTAACTGGCGAGGGTTCTATCCCACAAATAAAACCTATTTTCACAGCGGATTATACAAAGCGTCCTTCGACCTGGATAACTTGTAACTGGAACATGGAGAATGAATGATAAAACAATGGTGGCGTAGGATCGTATATCGTTTCTTGATATGGCAAAACAAGCGGGCGTGGATCAAGGTTATGCACGACACTGGAGTAGTGATGTCGCCGACATTAAAAACCTTAGCCGAAAATTTCAATAAATATTCAGTCGAGGCGGAATTTATTGATGTCTCTACTTATGGTGATAAAGAACCTGTATTATTATGCTGTAGAGAACGCACTCCAGATGAGGGCGCACAGGCCGCGAGAGACTGGGATGCATGGTTTGAAAGCGCCCAGCTTTGTTAAAAAACCGAAAGGATAGGAAATGAATATAATTCGTAGGATAAATTGGCTTAACGTACTCTGGAAATATGGCATTGAGAGATTAGAGCGCAAGTATGCTCGGCTCACCGAGCAAACCGAGAGGGCCGCGTTTCTCATGGAGACTTTTGGCAGAGATTGGCAACTGGCACAGAAAGAACTCAATGGGACACAAAACGATTGAATTAATGGTATAATTTTGCTTGACAATTAATTAAATACCCTTGCCCCGCAAGTGTGCAAGTAAGCATGTTCAGCGGGACGGTCAAACCGAGCAATCGGAGGCCGCCCCGCTTTTGTTGTTAATCGGAGGTAACCATGCCAGACCCGACTGAATATACCGATGAGACAGAGTGGATGCACGCCTGCGTTCCAATTCGGATGAATGAAGGGGAAGAGCAAGACCAAGCCGTTGCCGTTTGTATGCAGATGTGGCGCGACAAGAAAGCGGAGAAAGCAGTCATCACCAAGAAAGAGGCGGATGGTGATCATCCTGCTGGGCATTATCTTGTTATCGAAGACCCCAAAAGCCCTTCGGCTTGGCATTTGCGCGTCAAGGATATTAATGGCAAGCCCGATCATGGTTTAATGGGCGCTTCTTGGGCCGCTCTGCATGGCGGATACCGTGGCAATGTATACGAGGGGCCGAACAAACAAGAGGCCATCTCCAAGTTGAAACAGTTATACGAGAGCGAGAAACAGCCCCTGCCATCTGAAAAATCCGCCAAGACAGATATTGAGGCATTGTTTATCAGCCTGCCAGACATCCCAGGTGCGGTCAAGGCATTGGGTGATTGGGAGTTGGAAGTTTTAGGCCTCCCATTTGGCGGGCCGAATAATGGTAGAGACTCGGATGGTCAATACTTCTCTAAGAATACAAATACCTACAAAGAATATTTCAAGACCATCCCTGTCTTTTATTATCACGGCATTAATCCCGACGGGAAAACTGAACAAAAAGAACCCATCCTAATCGGAACGGCGAAATATAGTCGCACGGATAAACTTGGGCAATGGTTCAAAGTAACGCTTGACAAGACCGTTGAGTTTGCCAAACGTATCTGGGATGCGGCAAAAGAAGGCGTTGCCCGCGCCTCAAGCGGCAGCCTGTCCCATCTGGTGCGCATTGAAAAGAGCGGGGAGATCACAAACTGGCCGATGGCCGAATTGTCTCTGATAGATGCAAGGGGCAATCGCCAACCGTCTAATGCCTGGGCGGTCGCCACGCCCGTAATCAAAGCTGATTACAAACTGGCGAACATGGAATATCCGGTTATCCCGTCTGACGAAGACGATAACATACCCGCCAATCCTATCGGCGGCGCACAGGGCGCAGGAGAAGCGCCGGAGCGCACAGATTCGGAGGCGGCGGTCAAAGCAAATAAACTAAAAGGAGATTTTGAAATGGACGAGAAAGAAGTAAAAACCGTCGTTGCTTCCGCCGTCGCTGATGCAATGAAAGCGCAGGCCGAAGCCGACGTACAAGCCAAGAAAGCCGAAGCGGAGCGCCAGGTGGCGATTGACGCTGAGGTGACGAAGAAAGTGGACGCTCTCAAGGCCGAGTATGTCAAGGCCGGGCGTCTGCCCTTTGCCGATAGTGTAACCATCGCCAAAGATGGCGACCTGTGGAAGTACGACAATCTGGACGCTGGCGACCAGGCCATGTTGATTGGTACGCTTCAAAGCGCGGAGAAAGTCGTTTCCCCCGCGGCCCTGAAAGCCCTTGCCGTGAAACTGGAGGGGGATAAAAGCGAAGTTGGCGAAGTCGGCAAGAACGCGATGAAGGCCGCGGGCATCAAGGCCAACGAGATCAACTACGACTATACCGCGCTGGGCGCGGAGTGGATCGGCATCGCCTATTCACAGGCGCTCTGGGAAGCAATCCGCGTAGGTACGTTCGTGATTGGCAAACTCCCGCAGGTTGAAATCCCGCAGGGCATGGATAGCATCTATCTGCCCCTGGAAAACACCGACCCGGTTTGGTACAACGTGGCCGAAGCCGCAACCAGTACGTCCGCTGCCGGTGCCCCCGCTGCTACTGTTCCGACTTCTGCGATTGGACCCGGGCGCGTGCTGCTCAATCTTGCCAAGCTCGGCGCACGTGTGGTCTGGACTGGCGAACTCGATGAGGGTTCCCTGATCCCATTCGCTGG